CTACTACACCTCAACAAACATCTACCACACCTCAACAAACATCTACTACACCTCAACAAACATCTACTACACCTAAACAAACATCTACCACACCTCAACAAACATCTACTACACCTCAACAAACATCTACTACACCTAAACAAACATCTACTACACCTCAACAAACATCTACAACATCTACTACACCTCAACAAACATCTATAACATCTCAACAAGCATCTACCACGTCTCAACAAGCATCTACTACAGTAACAGAAACACCCAAAATGAATCCTATTTTATGTTTTTTTTATAAATTATTTGGTATTACAAAAGAATGTTATGATGATGATTCTTGTAATGAATCATCACCATATTTAGGAAACATTATAACATGTATTTTAATAGCAATGTTTGTTTTATTTGTTTTTTATATTTTGAAACAATAAATATATTCTATTTACTATGAATTTTGTTTAACACTCTTACATTATCTTCCATCATTATTAACTGTAAAATATCCTTTATTTTCATACTACTTACTTTAGATTTTTGAGCTCCATATAATAACTCATTAATTATTGTTAATTTTACATCTTGCTTATCAAATATTCCTCTTTCTATAGCTGTATTACTTGTAAACAAATACACATTAACATCCGTAGCTTTCTGACCATATCTTAAAACTCTTCCGATTGCTTGTTTTGATTTTCCATGACTCCATTGAAAATCCATCAATAATACTGTATTACTACATTGAATATTCAATCCCTCTGATCCAATTTCATATGTTAAAAGTAATATATTACCTGAACCATTTTCATTCTTTTTTTCAAACTCTTTTAATACCTCGTTTCTTTTTTCACTATTCATATTTCCTGATATAGTAAATACCTTTCTTTCAGAAGGAATAAAGGACATAAATAAATCAAGACACATTCTATAACTAAAAAATACAGTGATGTTTTCTGTTGAATGTTTATCTATAATATCCAATCCTTTTTGAATTCTCGTTGATTTTGCTGATTGTTCGTTATTCAACCATTCTGATAACTCTAATTTATTAATGTGGTCCATTAACATATTCGATAATTCAGACTTATTCTTAAAATCTATCATATCCAAAGCAACATTAGATATTGGAATCAAAGGACATACTAATGACTGTCTTAAATATGTAATCATAGCAAGCAAATAAGTACTGAACTTTCTTTGTAATTGAGTATCTCCTCTTATTTTGAAAGTATTTACTTTCTTTTGGATTTCTGAAATAATATCTTTCATAGATAAAAAGACTTTAGATTCCTCAATTGTCATAACATTCTCTACTATAATGCGATTAACTTTTGGTTCCTTAAATGAAGGATTTGAAGCTCTATGAACTATTGTTGGCATAAATCCATTAAATGATGGATTTTTTATATATTTTTCAGCATCAGGTAATGTTCGAGGGAAATTAAAATCATCAATTATCACGTGATATCCAAGAATTCTCTCAATTTTAGGTTCATTAAACATAGTTCCAGAAAGAACCCATCTGTACAAAGAACATAATGAACCTATCGCTCTACATCTATCACTTATTATATTTGTATATTTTTGAACCTCATCAACTATGATACATCCCCAAGCAATAGAATACAGTAATCCTAATCCTTTATCGACATTGATATAAGGACGCATTGGTTTATTATATTTAATAACAACGTGTTCGTTGAATCTACCCTCATTAATAACTTGATATGTTAAGAATTTTTCTTTTATTCCATTGTCTTTAAATGATTTGGTTAATGTCTCAGGTGTTATAATAATGAAATTCAATCTTTCTTTTGATAACTCAAAATCGTTCAATTTAGTATATTCTTGATGCAAAATAATATAGTTCAAACTATCACCAAAGAATTTTTTTATTTCATTTATCCAGTTTTCAATCAAGGTTTTTGAAACAACAACTAATATTGAATTATGTCCTGATTGTTTTACTTGAATTATAGATAACACAATACTAAGTAATGTTTTACCACTACCTAACGCTAAGCTTATTCCTCCAGACTCTTTACTTAAACATTCATCCAATACATTTTTTTGAAATTCATTCAATTTTGACAACCCTATTTCTGATAATTCAAGTAAACTCATTTTGTTTTTATAAAATATTTCTATAAAAACATATAAAAATCAGTTTTTTTTATTCTTAGACTTTTTACCTACTTTTATTTTAACATACAATGGTTGAATAGGAATATCATTTAATTTCAACAATAATAATTTCTTTTTCTTTATTTGTAATCTTCGTTTTTTTATTAAATAATTTGTCTTTTTTTCGAACTTTTTTATATATTCAAAAACATCCTTATAATTTAATTCAATCTCATTTTTTCTTTCTTTTGTTTTTGATATTTCTAATTTCAAATGTTCTTGTAAAATTTTTCCACATCTCCTTTTTTCCCTTGTTAACAATTTTAATTGTGTGTCAAGACAATCTTTTTGATTTATAATATCTTCATTCACTTTACAAAACTCTTTTATTGTTTTTTTCAATTCTTTTTTATCAAGTTCATTTTTCTTTACCTTTTCATCACAATTATAAATTTCTTTGTATAATCTCAACAAATATGGATGACACTTCTCTTCATTTTTTTTGATATAAATTTCTAATAACTCAAATTTAGACCAACTTTTTACATTATTATGGACAGGATCTTTTCGACATAAAGGACATTTGCCGTTATTTTCATACGAATATGTTTTTCTAAACACATCTATTATACATTTTGTATGAAAACGATGATTACAATCCAATAAAAATGTTTCATTTTTTTCATTCATATTTTCTAAACATATAGAACATATATCGATTTCATTTTCTATTTCAGAATTAAAAACATTCATTGGAGTTATTTCTTTTATTTGATTTCGATGATTTCTTTCAGTAACACATTCTTCACAATCACAATTATCAAATTCATCTTCATTTGAATCATAAACTATATGTGAGTTCATTTTATTAAAATCTTTTTGTTTTTAAATTAATCAATCATTATCTTCATCATCAGTTTCCATAATTTTATGGTTTTCATTGAATAATAATACAGAATTAGTTCTTTCACATTCAATATTATTACTATATGCTAACGTACAAATTTTACCTATTTTATACACATCAAAAGAATTTATTTTGATAAAGCTTACAATAGACACAGATACATTAGGAAAATAAAAAAATAAATAATATGGAGTTGTAAAAACTCCTAATAACTCATAAAATAATAATATAAACTTATTCTGATATATATTTGAAAACTCATTTCTTACATCAAATGTATGGAATTTATTATGCCAGTTATGTGGTACAAACTTTGTATATCGAAATAAGTTTTTCATCGCTTGTTTTGGATTTAACTGATAATTATCTACTTTTAAAAAACTTCGTGATAATGAAGATATTGCTCCAAATATTCCAGCATAAAATAACAATGATCTATTCATCACTGTTATTGATAACAAAATATGTTCATCCAATAACGATAAAAACATCGATAATGAAAAGAAGAATCCACATATCATAGCTATATACTTAGCAACAATTTCTACTGTTTGATTAGGAAATTGTTTCAAATATTTATCTGCAAATGGAATACATCTTTTCATTCGCTTCTTATAAAAATGTTTTACCTCATTAAATTGTCGAAATTTCCACTTTATAAATAAATTAAATCTTCGAATATTTACATTTGAATAATTTGTATATACATCTTCAATATTACTAATCACAAAATAAAATAATAAATACGAAAATATTATTGGTGAAAAAATTAAATTTAAACATGCTAATACTTTCAACATTTTATTTAAACCTACAACATTTATATTATCGATATCATTCAATATTGCATATCTCAAATTCATTTCCAATTGCTTCGTATAAAACTTTGTATTCAAATAAATTATATCTTTTTGAATCAATGCTATATAAAAATTATCTTTTCGCATAATCTTATTCGTAATATTATACATACTATTATGAAATTTCTTTTCTAATTTAGTTAATACATCTACCCACATCATATTTGGTAAATCATTATCAATTATACCTAATTTTTCCTTATAAAAATTATTTACAAATATTGAATGCTTTATTTCAAAAAAAAACCAAAACACTCTATATATAAACATCATTATAGAACATATTAAAAATATTAACGGTATTAAATATGGATAATCTACATTTATAAAAACAGATATATCACCACAAAAATTACTATCTCTTGTACACGTTAATAACGCATCCAAATCTAAAAAAATACTAAAAAATATTAGTATTGAAATTATCATCATTAAAAACAATATTTCACAACAATTCACGAAAATTATATTCTTTAAACCTCCTCTATAAAAATATTTATAGACATCCTCAAAAAATAAATCACTTTCTTTGTAATTCAACTTTTCAACTTTATTTCCAAATATATTTAGTGCTGGATTTTTCTTTGGATAATTTGTCATTATTGATACAGACCCTAATTCCTCTAATAAAGCAACATCTTCATCTTCATTCATTATTATATTCTTTTTTTTTTATGTTTAAATTTATTTCAAATTAGATATTTGACTTACTCCACCAATTATACTTATTATCATCATGATCATTAAGAAAATACTTGAAAACTCATATTTTGTTGTTAACAACAATACTAATACACCAATAAATCCTATTATTGCTATTAGTAATTGATAATTATTTGACCACCATTGACACTTTTTACTTTTTTCACTCTTAGAATATAAATGACTTATTCCAAAACTTAATATACCTAAATAAATTAAACTTAATACAAACTGAAATGTTTTATTTTTTATAAAAAACAATGAACCAATTAATAAAGATATAAAAAATCTTGTCGGTAAACAAACAAAAAGATAAAGATTTTTCCTATCTGATACCAAAGTTTTTGAATTTTTATCAAGTAATCCATTTCTAAATAATATATTATCATAATCATTATTTATAGTTGTTTCACATACAATTGTTGAATCCATTTATTTAAAGAAATTAATCTTTATACATACAAAAAAAATGTCTGCTCTTGAATATTTTTCAGAAATATTAAACAATACAAAAGAATTTTCAACTCACACTTTAATCGGAAAAAAAGATTTAATTTTTAAAATCGTTATTAGTAGACATAAAAACTTTCATTTTTCTGTATTCATTCAAACTGATTTATTAATCAATGACGAAGATGAAAATATAGATCTATTACATAAATCTATCAACGGAAAAAATTTTTTAGAAGTTGCTACAAAAATTGTCAATATAATTAATGATTATAAATATAATCCGCTAAATTCTTCATATTACGATGAATCAGATAAATTTAACTTTGTTAATTTAATGATGAATGAATTAGAACTATTTCCTGATATTTTTTCTACAATTGATGATTGTTGTGTATGTTTTTCAAAAACATTTACTAAAACTCATTGTAATCATCATCTTTGTATTATGTGTTGGGAAAAAATTTTGTCTCAATCCATTAGATCTGGATGTCCGCTATGTCGTAAATGTATTTGTATGAAAAACTTTTTATTTCACGATTCTCATGATGAATGTAACGATTTTTGAAAAAAAATTTATTATTTCTTTAAATAAACAATAACAATGAATTTTATGAAAGGTATTCTAAAAACTGGACTTCAATCAGTTACTAATTCAGCTAAAGAATTTGCTAAAGAAGAAGGTAAAAAACTTGCTGAAGAAGCTAAAAAAGAAGCTAAAAAACTTGCTGAAGAAGCTGTAAAAAATGATGGAAAAAAGAAAAAGTCTAAAAGAAAATCTTCCGATAGAAAAAAGAAGTCCAGAAGAAAATCTTCTGATAGAAAAAAGTCCAAAAGAAAATCTTCTGATAGAAAAAAGTCCAAAAGAAAATCTTCTGATAGAAAAAAGTCCAAAAGAAAATCTTCTGATGGAAAAAAGAAAAAATCCAAAAGAAAATCTTATGGAAAAAAGAGAAGAGATGGAAATCCTCCACTGGTTTTAAGACGAAAAAGTCCTGGTGCTATAAAAAACAAAGACGACAAATTTAATCCCCACAGTAGTTTCGGTAGTAATACAAAGAAATGATAAATGATGAAGTTCATCAAAAAATTACAAGACATTAAAAAAAATCTAAATGAAATTTAAATAAATCTTATTTTTTAAATAAATATACTATGAGTGGATTATTATTTCTTTCAAGTGATGATTTTATATTAAGTAAAGGCACAAAAGGAAACATTCTCTGCACTTCAATTCCTGGCTTTTCTTTGATTCTATTTTATTCTACACAATGTCCTCATTGTCACAATGTTTTACCTATTTTTAAAAGACTTCCTGGTTCAATTAATGGATGTCAATTTGGTATTATAAATGTTAGTACTAATAAAAGCTGTGTTAAGCTATCAAAAGATACTATTGCTCCTATTTTATATGTTCCTCAAATCATTTTATATATAAATGGACGACCTTATATGAGATTCAATTATCAAGGTCCCAACTTAGAACAAGAAATTAAACGATTTGTTATCGAAGTTGCTGAAAAAGTTCAAAGTAAACAAAAATTTTCATCCGAAAAAGTAGTACAATCTGAAATTCGAGGACACATACCCGCCTTCTGTATAGGCATCCCTAAGACTGATGACCTAGAAATTTGCTATTTACAGTATGATGAGGCTTATGACTAAATTCATGTAAAACTAAAAAAATGAAATAATTTAATTTTGATATTTAATATTATCAAAATGAATATATGTTCTGAAAAAGATTGTTGTTATAAAACAAAAAGAAAAAGTGATTTAATTAAACACTTATGGGTGAAACATGATATTGGGGAAAAAGAAATATTTGAATGTTCTGAAAAAGATTGTTCTTATAATTGTAAGACAAAGAGTGATATGAATAAACATCTATGGCAAAAACATGAAATTGGTAATAAAAATAGTAAGATATTTAAATGTTCTGAAAAAGATTGCTCCTATAAGTGTAAAACAAAAAGTAATTTTAATACACATCTTTGGAATACTCACAATTTAGGTGAAAGAAGAATATTTAAATGTTCTGAAAAAGATTGTACTTTTATAACCAAAAATCAAGGAAATTTAAAGAATCATCTTTGGCAAATACACAGCGTGGGTATAGGTGAAATATATAAATGTAAAAAAAATGACTGTAAATATGAAACTAAAAATAAAAGTAATTTGAAAAAACATATGATAGAATTACATAATTTAGGTAATTATACAATATTTAAATGTGATGAAATAGATTGTAATTATGAAGCTAAGTATCAAAGTAAGTTAAAAAATCATTTATGGGAAACTCATAAAATAGGAATTGGAGAAATATTTGAATGTACTGAAAAAGATTGTAACTATAAATGTAGAAGAAAAGGTGATTTAACTAAGCATTTATTATACAATCATAGTACAGGTGATAAAAAAATATTTTATTGTCCTAATAAAAATTGTTCTTTTCAAAGTAAAAACAAAGGTAATTTGAAAAATCATATAATTCGATTTCATAATTTGATAAATAAAGAATTATTTAAATGTACTGAAAACGACTGTTCTTATACAAATAAAATAAAAAGCTGTGTAAAATTACATTTATGGTATGTTCACGGTAAAGGAGGAAGCGGAAAAATATTTAAATGTACTGAATGTTTTTATACAAGCAGAATCAGAGAGTCTGTAAAAACACATTTATGGGCTGTTCACAATGTAGGAAAAAGAAATATATATAATTGTACTGAAAATTCTTGTTCTTTCAAAACTAAAAGAAGTGGTGATTTAAAAAGACATATTTCAAGTATTCACGATATCGGAGATAAAGAATGTGAATATTGTTTATCAAATGTTTTTTCTCTGACTTATTTTACTGATCCTAAAACAAAAACTGAAAATAAAATTTGTAGAAAATGCTTTAAAACTAATGCTGGTTATTCTTCTAGAATCGAAAAAGAAACTATCGAATTTCTTAAAAAAGATGAAAGAATCTCTCCTTACATTGTTTTAGAAGATAAAATCATAAAAGGTAATAATTGTGAAACTAAAAGAAGACCTGATTTATTACTAGCATCATCTTCTAAACATCATATCATTACTGAAATAGATGAATTTCAACATCAGGGGTATGATAAACGATGCGAGGAAGGACGCTTAAATGAAATTTTAGATGAAATACCTGATGGATGTGTTTCAATTATAAGATGGAATCCAGATAAATATAATACAACAGAAAAAAGGAAAACAAAAAAAGAACGAATGGAAATACTATCAAATTTAATTAAGAAAGTAAGTGAAAGATCGTTAGATGATGATAGTGAATCAATAAAAGTATATTATTGTTTTTACGATAAAGATAATGAAGTTTTATGTGATACTTGGAAACACGAATTTATTTATAGTTTAGAAGATATAGAAAAGTTATGAATTTACATTACCATTTATAATTTTATTTGATTATAAATGTTTCAAATCTTAGTAAAAACCAATAAGTTTAAAAAAGTTTTATGTAAATAAAAGATGATGAAGCTTACGACTAAAATAATTATGAATTTCAATGTTCTAAAAAATTGATTTTTTTATTTTTTTTTGATTTATAAACAAATTATCATAATGTTATGTATGGAACAAGCAGAAACACTTTATTATGCGATGAAAAGTGACAGTAGACTTTCTAACTACTTTTTTCCATCATACATTACTTTTTGTTGTTTTCGTATTGGATTGCCAAAACATTTACAGAATAATTCTTTAGGAATTATTGCTATTTCGTGTTCAGTTCCACCCGACTGTAACAGATATTTAGATGAATATGGTGTGATATATGAGACAGCGTTATTTGATAATCATAGAATTGTATATAATGATAATATAGGATATGATGATGTAAATAGATTCTCAACTATCGATGAAGTTATAGAAGAAGTGTTAAGAGTAACGGAAGAAATTGAAAAGAATTTTTTATAGTTTAACGTTCATAAATATAAATTCATTTACCATTTATAATTATCTTTGATTATAAATGTTTCAAATCTTAGTAAAAACCAATAAGTTTAAAAAAAAAATTTTATGTAAATAAAAGATGTCAATAAGAATATATCATCCTAAAGAACTACCTTTTGGCTTATTATCTAACAATTTTGAATATAAAATGCTTATTGATGGTGAAACATGGGATAACGTTACACAATATATTTATACCAATTTAATTCCATCCGATAATCAATATTTAAGAGAAAAAATTAAAAGTTTCCCTTATGACATCATCCCAAAAATGTATGTTGAATATGAAACTCAAATCAAAGACGAATTTATTAAAGACATTTTAACTTCATCTTTAGAAAAACGCTTTTTAAATAATGACGAAGCTAAAGAATATCTTTTAAAAACAGGTCGTTCTAATCTCTACTACATTAATCACAACAATCTTTACTTTGGAACTATCGAAGAATATATTCCAATGTTAAAATCGAACAATTACAGTCAAAGTAAAAATATTCTTGGACTAGTATTCGAAAAAATAAGAGATAAACTCTTTCATTTGAAAGTTGATTCAGATTACTTCAAACAATACATTAATTATAAAAAATTAAAAGATATGACTTTGAAATCATATGAACAAGTAATTGAAATATTGAACATTCTCAACGTTCCAGATGAAAACAAACATTTTAGTGATTTCTTACCTACAAACGACGTTGATGTTTCTTATACAGAATTTAAAGAAGATATAACTAATGATCCTACATTACTAAAAATTTTAATTATATCTGAAGATTATCCATTTGCACTTGTAGCATATACTTTTCATAAAAATATTAGAAATACAATGAAAAAATTAAAAGAAGAAGTCTCTAAAGTCGTATTTAACAAATATCTCGATTATTTTGAAAAAACAAATTCATACAAATCATCAAAAAAAGAATTAGAAAAAGAACTAAAGTATTTCAAGATTGATTTCCTTCAATCTTTATTATTTGATTTATATCAAAATAATAAACTTCCCTCAGAACTTCTAAGAGATATTAATTTACAAATTAATAATGTCAAAATAATGAAAAATTCAGAACTAAAACAATATGATAATTTTGATATTACTTTATATGAAACACATATAACTAACGAAGAAACTTTACTTTACTATAAAATGACTTCTTCTTCTAAAAAAGATTTTATATTTACTGACTCAGATACTTTTTTATCTATTTTCACACCTGAAAGTGTTTTTTTAGAAAATAGAGTCTACGATAACGTTCATATGTTTATTCAAGAAAAAATTAATGAAAATGATTCATTTAATCAAGAAAAAAGAATTAAAAATATTGAAAATCTGATTAAAAAATCTTTGGATGTCAAATTTGGAATCAATTTCAATAATAGACATTCTTTGGATTTGCAACATTTATTGTATTTCTTAAAAAATATTCACATTATTCATTTAGATGATACACCATTTATTAGTGAAGTTACTTCTGAATATTTGAATTCTTTCAAAAAAGATATTACTATTGAAAGTATTGAAAGTAATTATGAAAATTCAGATGTGATTTCTTTCATTGAAAAAGATCTCTTTATGAATACATGGTTGAAAAACTATATTGAGGGTATTATAAATCTAAGTTTGAATATTCATGAATTTATAAAAAATAAATATAACGAAGACATTACTTTTGATTCATCATTCCTTAAAAAAATATTACCTACTTTATATGAAAAATCATCCGATAATATTCAACCTATAGAAACAACTAATAATCTTTTCAATATTATTGATGATATTTCTATTGTTAATATCGAAGATGATGAAAAAAATAAAATCAAAGAATTTTTATGGGGTTTTATATTAACTGATTTACAAACTATTTGGAATGATGTTTCAAATAAAGATTCTGATACTAAAAATGTTTTATACAATATTCAACTTAATCTTAGTTCAGATCTTCCTTCTCAAAAAGTTTTAGATAATAATTTAGAAAACTTGATTTTTATTTCTTCATTGTATTTATTTGATGTTATTAACAATTTAGGAAAACAAATGTTAAAAACAAGTTATATTTATGATAACAATTTCAAAGAATTTCAATCCTTAAATATTGAATACAAAGATATCAAAAATTTAGACACTTTAATTTTGAAAATAAAAGAATTTCCTGATTCAGAAACTACCAAAAATATTATGTATTTTATACAAGAAGAAATTTTTAATAAAGCTAAAATCGTTAAACCTGATTTTGATTGTGTTTACGGAGTTATTTTAAATAGTATACATCATATTTTAGATAAGAGAAGATTTCACAAGGATGAAGAAATTAGAAAAACACAAGAACTAGAATTTGTAGATACATATCCATATACAATAATGAATCAATATGATGAATATGATGAGGAAGAAAACTATTTTGCCCAAGAAATGGCAATTATTGAATCTCAATATAATAATGATGTTGAAGAACAACATAAAAACGTTGACGATGACGATGACGATGATTCTAAACAAAAAGAAAAAGATGAAATTTATGATAACGATTTCAATAATGAATACGACCAAATTATAAATAAAGAAGTTGAAAATGATGAACAATATGATGATGATTACTTAGATGGATCTGGAAATAATATATTTCACGATAATAAAATTAAAAATCAAATCATTGATTTCTTATCAAATAGACAAACAAAAGTAAATGTATCAACTTCTGATATTATTAGATTAATATATTTCATAAAAAATGATTCAATAATACCTGAAATAACAATCAACAGATGCAATTTCTTTCAAAAAATACATAAAAAAATCATTCCAACCAAAAGAAAACAAAATATTATTCTAGAAAAACCTAAATTTGTTTACACTGACGATTGTAACGAAATCGCATCAAAAGTTTATAGAATTAATGGTATCAAAGGAGGTTCAACAGTTTCTGAAACATGGTTACTTGAAACTAAAGATGAAAAGAAAATTTATTGTAAAATTTTCGTCAATTCATCTAATAACGAAATTCTAAAATATGCTAACGAACAAAATAAAGAACATTTCACACTTTCTGCTAAAAGTTTAGAATATGAAAAAAGAGTTTACAAAGAAATTATTGATCCTATGATTAAATTAAAAATATGTAAACATTTCATTCCATTAATTACTATTTATGACTCTTGTAAATATCAAAATCTTTTATCTATCGTAAAAAACAATGTCAAACACGAAACTGAAAATAGAACATTAACTGATGAAGAAGTTGAACATAGTCTCAAAAGAAATATCAATAATACAATCATTTTCAATAAAAATTTACTCATCAATAATCCATTAAAACAAGAATGTATTAATTATGATAATATTGAATCTCTTACATTCAGCATCATATTAACTAAATTTTTTGATAACACTAAAACAACCACTTTTACACAATTCCTACAAAAATACTCATCTAATGTGGAATTCGTATTAAATGTATTATTTCAAATCGCTGTTGTTTGTTTTGCTTTCTCTTTAAACAAAATGACACATAATGATTTACATGCTGACAATATTTTCATTAAACAATATGAAAATATTCAACATTTTATTTATTATATCAATGATGTAAAATATGAAATTGATTCTTTTTTCAAGGTTTATGTATTCGATTTTAATTTTAGTTTCGTTGAAAATATTGGTAAAAATGAAGGAATAAATAATTATCTCTGTGACAACTTCAACGTTTGTAACTTCTTTGTTCCTAACAAGGATATTCTTAAAATTATATGTGCTGTTTCCAAATTTTTACCTTTCTCTGTTAAATACACCTCTTCTAAAGAAGAGTTAAGAAACGAAATTTTCGAAATTTATAATATTGATAATCAATGCTTTTTTAGACCTAAAGGACAAATGGGTCCATCTGTTACTCAAGATTTCTTTAATAAATTTGATGATCCTCTTACTATTTTGAAATCTATTTACTATGATATTCCAAAAAGAGAAAATGTTGTAGCTGGTAAAATACACGAACAAAATATTAAACCTGTTTATGATGGTAATTTATTTAATATAGACTCTAACAATATATCTGTCATTCACCAAAATAATTTTATTGATGGAAAATTATCTATTGATAATCATATCAATACTTTATCATCTACATTTAATGATGGAAAAACAATTCAAGATAAAAATGACAATGAACCGATCGAAGAAAATATCAATGAACCGATTAAAGAAAGTGACAATGAACCGATTAAAGAAAGTGACAATGAACCGATTAAAGAAAATGACAATGAACCGATCGAAGAAAATATCAATGAACCGATTAATTCAGAAGATCTTTTACCTAAAGAAGAATTTATTGAAAAGAAAAAAGAAATTATTAAAAATCAAAAAGAAGCTGAAATAATAAGTAATATAAACATATCAAATATTGAAGATAAAGATTTCATCAAATTAATTGAGAACGGATATTTGATTTTTTATGGAGATGAAAAAATTAAACTTGATAAATTCTTTAACGAACAATTCGAATTCAAAAATAATAAAAGAAGAAAAATATTAAGCAATCTTAATGTTAAATATTCTCATCCATCATCATTTCATCATACTGAACTAAGAACTATTAGATCTCTCATTCATAAACAACTATCACCTTTATTCAAAAAATTCTTTAAAAACAAATTTCAAATGTTAATTGATTGTTTTTATGATATTGATATTCATAAATACTCTTTTGATGTCAACGAGTTATTTCCTAAAAAAAATGATTCAGATATATTACTTAGAGGATGGATTAACTTAAACACTAAAAAAGAACAAACATTCTCTTACAAAAAAATCAATGATAATAATATACATACTCAAAATGTCTTTCCTAGACAAGTTGTTCTTTATAACGTTGACAAAATAAAAGAAGTTGAAATTGTAAATAAAGGTTCTGGTAGTTCTCATAGATTATACTTTGGATTCTATTTCCCTAATGATAATTCATCAAATTATTTTAACGATATAGAAAAAACTTTTATGAATCTTGAAACACCAAGTATCATGACAAATGAAGTTCCTATTTTATATAATCAACAACAATTGAATAATTGGGAAAGTAGAGTCAAATGGTTTTACGATAATATTCATGATTCGTTTTTAGATAATTCTACTAACGAAAAATATCCTTCTGTATTAAAAGGAATTAAAGATGCTAACGAATCTAATAAAGATATTATATTTATTCCTTATTCAAACGATGATTTATTACCTTATTCTTTATATTGATTTTATTTTTTTTAAACATACCCTGTTTACCATTTTAAAATATAAATATTTTAAAAATTGATATTTAAAAGAAAATATATCTGTATAAAACACCAAATGTCATATTTTGAAAAGATTATTTCTTCTATTGATGATGAAGTTGAAGAACTTTTAATTCATATTTCTAAAAAGTTTGATATCGATAAAAACGAACTTATTATGATTTGGAAACAACAAAAAATTAAAACTAAACCTGATACTCCTAAATCCATAACGAATACTCCTCAAGAAAATTCTCTCCTCAAACTTAATACCTCAGAACTTAAAGAAATGTGTAAAAGTAAAGGATTAAAAGTCAGTGGAACTAAAAATGATCTTGTTGCTAGAATTGTTGAATCTGAAAAAAATAAAAAATCTACTTTCAGTCTCACTACTACATCTAAAGAAAAAGAAAAAGAAAAAGAAAAAGACTCAAAAAATATTTTGAAAAAACTTGTTGAAAAAATTCCTGTCATTCAAATTAAGAAAAATAAATTCGGCAATTTCGAACATTCTGACACTTCTCTATTATATGATAATAAATCAGAAAAAATATATGGAAAACAAAATCCTGATGGCTCTATCGCAAAACTTACGAAAGATGATATTGATTTATGTAATAAATACAAATTCTCTTATGTTATACCTGAAAACTTAGACAATGATGATGACGTTGAAGTTGAATACGAAGAAGTTGATACTGCTGATGCTGATGCTGATGCTGATGCTGATGATGATGATATAGCTGAAGATGAATACGAAGAAGAGGATGATGATGAAGATGAAATTGAGATTGAAGATGAATATTACGATGAATAATTTATAAAACCTATTTATAGACTTGATTTCTAATATAAAATATGAATTCTATTTTATATTCCTGTAATGACACTATAAAAAACATTGATATATTTGATCCATATTTTGATATATTCAAAAACGTTTTTGATAAATATCAATCATTATATTCTTTTTATCAAACTATTTCATGCAATAAATTAAATATGATTTTGATATATTCATATTTATTTAGCGTTATTTTGTTTTTAGTTTCAATCATCATCATAAGAAAAACTTACAATGATATCAAATATGATGATAAGAATTATTTGAAATTACAAATCGAACATAAAAAATTAATTTCAAAATTCAACAAACTTAAAATTGCTCTATATAAAATTGACTTCATCGCAAAAAATAAAAATCAACGTTCTGCTAAAAAACTTTCTTATATTTCTTCGGAAATATTATCTGTCTCTCGTGAAATCAATAAAAAATATTAAATTTATAAGTCTACAAATTTATTGATTCAAAAACATACGCTAAAGATACATTATATTCTTTCATTTCATCCGTCGTTAAATACAAACAATCTATTTCACTAATAA